GCCTCGATCTGGCGCCCGGAGGGGTGGGGGTGCTGTAACACCCCCAATTCACCATGATAAGAAGCGATTTCAAACGGCTTTTGGGCTTTTATTCTACGTGCAGGACAACTGCCCCTGCGGCGGAAAGCTCTAGGCTGCTGATCGCTTTCTCTAGGAATGCATGCACAAGCTCTGAGTCCTTTAGAGGCTGCATCCCTCGCTTCACGAGCTCTTTATTGATGTCTATCGCTTTCCGCCTGAGCGCTTCTTGCTCTGCCTGGGATAGTCGGATGTTCGTTGGCATTTGGTTTCTCATCGGTTGGCACCTCTGCACATATTCATGTGTGCACGTTATAAGTGTTGACGTGTGTGCATGTGCACGTCTACATTTCGCTTAAATGTAACGTGTGTGCATGCATCCATGGCGCTTTCTACCGATATTCGCTCTCGTACTTTTTACGATTATCTGACGGTCGAGCAGACGTTTCCGCATCGCTTGCCGCAGGTAAATCCGAAAGGGCTTTGCTACTACGACCGGGCGACCGGCGAGGTTGCACACGACACGTCTCCAGCCTTCAAGCATGAGGGTAGCTACAGCACGACTATCAGCATCCGCGTTGATGATTGCCGCCTGATCGTGAAGGGCAACCCTAGTGCAGTTGATCGCCTCGACAACCTCCAAGGGTTCGAATCCCTTGACGAATGCATGGCGGTCTACAACTCGATTGTTCAGCAGTACGGCTGTCGCGAAGGTGTCCGACTTCCAGCTTTTACCAAGTGCACAGATTTCGGCATGACCCAGGGCGAGGATGGCACCAAGGCCCGCATGGTTGGTAATGGCGCCCGTTTCCGCCGGATCGACCTGACGACTAATCGCGAAGTAGGGAAGGGCAACGAACGCGCTTATGTTCGCGCGCTCAGCACTCAGCGCCTTGGTTACAAAAACGGTCACCTTTTCGAGGACGGTTGCACGGCTGATTGGTCTGCTCGCGACCACTACGAAAAGGCCTACATCAAGGCCCGTGCGATCGAACTTTTTTTGTTCCCCAAGTGCAAACGCAATTTCGGCGAGGACTCTCCTGAGTTCCGCTACCTGACGTCCGTTCGCAACCTGTGCAATGACCTCGGCGTCGTTCGGATGGAGCAGGAACTAAAGGCGGAATACCTGACCCGCGAAGGCCTCGACTGGTGGGGCCTCTTTGATGAAAGCCGTTTGCTCGGCATACACGAAAAATTCCTGGCGATAGACCAGAAACTGAAGGTGACTGCGATGGAATATGACAGCGTGGCGGAACGTTTGCTGGCCGAAGGGCTGGTTCCTAACAGTAAGGCGGCGAATCTCACGGCGAACGTTGCTATGCAGTGGATGCACGGCCATACCTTCGACTTCACCAAGTCGCAGATTCAACGCTATCGCGCTCGCCTGAACCGTATCGGTCTGAACATCGCCCAGCCGTATGACGTGACCCGTAACTGCTTGGTCTTCGTGCGTCGTGCCGAGGAAGTGGTTACTTCGGATGGCTTGATCCTGCCGAGCTGGTACCGCGCTCCTGTCGTGCCACGCCACCTGCATTCGGTGGGCGCATGATCGTTCTCGACCGCGTTTTCTGCGATCTCTGCCGTTGCTATATGGGCCAGCTTTTCGCCACGCCTGTGCAGACTCCTGGCGCTCTCGCTGACCAGCGCTTGCCGCCGTATATGTGCGCCTGCCCGGACTGCTGGGACGACTCCAGCCTCGAACCTGAACAGGTGGCCGCATGAAAACCATCAGCTTTCACGGCACACCGCTCAGCGCCGGTCAACGTCGCCAGCTCGCCTTCCAACAGCAGACCCGCACCGCCTTTCTCAATCCGATCCTCGCTGAATCTGTCGAACAATCCATTGCCGCCGTCGAGACTAGGAAAGAGCAGGGCGTTAAGCCTGAGCGCTTCTGGTTTGTTGAGCGCCAAGAGCAGGGCACCACCTGCGTCGCTGACTGTATGGGCTACTAAATCCGCCCACAAGGGCAAACCACGGCCAGCCGCCGCGCTGAGCTGCCACAACGTAAGAGGGCAACACCATGTCGAATATCACTGTGAAAGTTGAAGTTACCGGCCAGTTTCGTTCGGGCATCGCGCAGAAGAGCCAGAAACAGTACTTCATGTGCGAAGCCTTCGCCCATCTGCCGGGCGTTCCGTATCCGCAGAAGTTCAGCTTCTACGCCGCTGCTCAGAACGAGATTCCCCAGGTCGGCACCTATGAATGCGACGTCATGGCCAGTATCAAAGACGACCGCATTAACTTCGAAGTCGACCCGCGCCAAGGCCGCCGAGTTTCTGCCGTACAGCAGCCACAAGTTAAGGCTGCTGGCTAAAACATGAAAATTTTGGCCTGTGATGTTGATTGGACGTTTCCTGCTGGTGGCCCTAGCTGCCCTGGAACGCTTTACAACATCGAGGCCCCCGTAATCCCACCTGGGATGACTACCGAAGATGCCGTGCAACTGGGTTATCAAGCAATGATCTTGTTTGCCATCGTCTTCGGATTACTTGCGCTTAAAAAAGCGCTCACTTGAAAGGAGTTTTAACCATGCAAAATTTCCGCCGTGTTGTTCTGGGTTCCGCTGCACTGTTCGCCGTTTCGGCTGGTCAGGTGTTTGCTGCTGTTCCTGTCGAAGTGACTACCGCGCTCGATGATGCCAAAGCCGACGGCGTGACCGTTGCTGGTGTTGTCCTGGTGGTGATTATTGCGATTGCTGCGTTCAAGTTCATTCGTAAGGCGCTGTAACGGCCTTTCCGTGAACCAGCCTCGCCTGTGCGGGGCTTTTTTTTCTCTTTAAACGGTGGCCGCGATGTTTGATCCAAACGTGTTTTATTTAGTAGTGGTTACGGTCGCTTTTGCTGCTTTGTTTTTTGGTCGGATATAGGTCTAATTATTATGTTTTGGCGTTTACTTGTTAATCATTTATTATTGCTTTATTTATTTATTTTTTTGTTTTCCGGGAATGTATTTGCTGCTACATATTCTTGGACGTTAAGCTCTACAGGTGTATCAGGTTTTTCTAGTCCTTTTCTTGCCTGTTCTTCGCGTACATATTCAAACGGTTTAAAATCCGTATCTGCTACGCAGTTTAATATAAATTCATTTGACTGTAATTCAGAGTATGGACCTGGTTCTCCTGGTATATTCGATACAGCAATAAGGTCTGGTGATTCTTGTCAGTCGGGTTTTATATATAATGCTTCGACTGGTGTTTGTGAGGCTCCTCCACCTGATTGTAAGGTTGGTGAATTATTCCCGGCGAAAGGCGATGATGGAACTGTCGTAACTTCTGCTGATGGTCGTAATTATGTTGTTGGTAGTGATCCGCCTACTGCTTGCTATAATCAGTGCTCTTATAGCGGCGCTGATACTCGGCCTTCTAGTTGTTATGGAACGCCGGGCGGTGTTGGTTGGTGTAATTATGTTATTAAAAGTACGGGCGAGAACTGTTCGGCGGATTCTTATACGTTTTCTGAGTCAGGTCCTCAGTTAAATTCTAGTGATACACCTAATGTTCCAGATTCCACGCCTAATGACCCTTTATGCCCCAAGGGTTGGGGTGTTTCTAATGGAACTTGCTACAAGCTGCCGCCTGAGTATTGCGATCCTTCTACAGGTGAGGTGTGCGCCCCTGGCACTACGGACCCTGACGCGCCTCCGCCAGACCCTGACGCGCCACCGGGTACGCCAGGTGGGTCTCCAGACCCTTCAGACGGTGCAGCGGATCAACTGGAAGAGGCTGAGGAGGGCGCTCCTGGTGATGGTGAGGCATGTAAGCCTAAGGCTGACGGATCTGGTTGCGGCGGTCCTACTGTGCGTGGTGAGCAATGCGACAAGGTTATTGAGTGCACTGGTGATGCAATTTTGTGTGCAACTTTAAGGCAACAGAAAAAGATGGCTTGTGCTTATGAATATGAGCAGGCGCGTCCATTTATTGAAAATCAAATAGCTAAAGATGCTTATAAGTTGACGACTAAAGAGGTTAATGGCTCGTCTTTGTTTTCTGATGGTTTGAACGCGGCGCGCTGGATGCCTCAGGGATGTCCAGCGCCTAAAGCGATCACGGTTAAGGGTGTTAGCACGGCGTTATCAATGCAGCCTGCCTGTGACTTCGCCAGCGCCCTGGGTTCTTTGTTCGTTGCCCTGGCTTCTGTTTTTTTTGCTGTTTATGTTGGTCGTGCTTTTGGGGGTAATTGATATGCAGTTTTTTGCGGTTTTTACATTTCTTTCAACGATACTTGGGCCGTTAGTATCTAAGGTTTTAACTGCGCTTGGATTGGGTGCGATTAGTTACGTTGGTATTAATTTAATGCTCGATCAGGTTAAAGATTATGTTATTTCCAGCTTTGGTGGTGCGGCGGCAGATACGCTTTTGTTACTCGGTCTCGCTAAGGTTGATGTTGCAATTAATATCGTTTTATCTGCTGTTACTGCTCGTGCTGTTTATGCAGGTATGTCGGCTGCCTCTGGCTCTATAACTAAGATTGGTTCAACTAAATAAGGGGGCTTTATGTTTGTTCTGCGTACCGGTCTCCAGGGTAACGGCAAGACGTTAAACACAATCAAAGAAGTGGATAAGAAAGCAGCCGCTGAGGGTCGTACTGTTTACTATCACAATATCCGTGATTTCAAACCTAATCATGAGGCTCTGGAAGCGGTATGGCAGGAGTTCGATAAGCCTGAGGAATGGTATTTACTGCCGAACAATGCCATTGCTGTAATTGATGAAGCACAGACTTTTTTTCGCGTTCGCCCGCAAGGTTCAAAGGTGCCTGAATATGCCAGCGCTTTGGAAACTATGCGTCATCGTGGCCATGAGCTGCACTGTATAACGCAAAATCCGACGTTGATTGACAGTCACTTTCGCAAGTTGTGCAATTCTCATATTCACTATGTGAGGGGCCACAAAGGCAAGGTTATCAAGCGCTGGGAGTTTGAGCAGGTTGTTACTGATGTAGAAAAGAAACAAGTTTTCAGCCAGGGTGAAGCGACTCGGATATTGATTGACCCTAAATACTTCGGTGTCTATAAGTCCGTGGCCGAAGGCTCGACGCATCATTTTAAGTTCAAGCCGCCTCGGGCGTTGTTTGTCTTCGGTATCTGCTTGATTGTAATTGCCGCATTAAGCTACCGCTTTTACACACACCGGATCGCGCCAACCGCTAAGCCTACTCAGTCAGAACTGGTTATGCCTGGGGAGGCTCCAAGCATGGTATCCGGTTCGGTGGTCCCACTAACGCCAGAACAATACGTCGATGCTCGCATTCCGCGGGTGCCTGACGTGCCCAGCTCAGCGCCGATTTATGATCAGATCACCCAGGCGGTTAGTTACCCGAAGGCTTTCTGTGTTTCGACCAGGGACGAGGCGTTGCTAGGTCGGGCTTCTAAAAAGATGGTGCTTGGCTACAAAGACGGACGGCTTCAGGGTTGTCGCTGTAATACTCAGCAGGGCACTCGTGTAGATGTTTCGTTCGATGCCTGTATGGCCTATGTCGAGAATGGCGCCTTTGACCCGGCTAAGCCTGATCGTGAGACACTTCCGATCGGACAGCCCATGCTGGCCGGGGCGATCGAGGAACGAGACGCTACGGCAAGCAAGGGCGTTTCCGTGACCGTTGTGGAATCCGGAAAGCCTGGACTGCTGTGGTAATAGGCTCCTTCAAGGCTTCGCATAATTCAGGGATTATGGTGCTTGTGGCCCGGACAATCTGCGCAGCTCCGGGCCGCATTCATCCATAATCGCCATTATGCGAACGCCCCTCGAAGTTCCTTCTTATCTCGTCAAACAGGCACAGCTCTACGCGCCCTCCAGGGATGCCCTGGACGCTGTTTGTCATGTTTTGAGTGATTACCCTCGGTTAGTCGCTGACGTGCGCCAGATGCGCAGTAGGCTTGCCCAGTTCGATGCTGAATCTGCGGGCATCGATTCTCTTGTTTCCGAACTCCAGCAAATCGCCCGGCGTGTTCTCGATCTGTAGAGCGCCGCGCCACTCATCACTGTCCAACCCGCTTTTTGCTCTCCGTGGTCATCCTTTCAAACGACTCCGTACACCCGCACATTTGCGATCAGCGCGTAGCGGTGAGGTGCGAAGCACTGCTTTGTATCAGAACTGCACCGCTATTTTTCTATTTTTACGCATTCTGGGCGCATGGCCCATATGTCCTTTCTTTGATTCGAAACGGTTGTCATGGCTTCTCTTCCTGCCGTTCTGCATTTTTTTTCTGTGCTGAAACCTTCTGAGGTGATCGTTTGGATCACTTGCCCCCCAGGGCTGTACAGCGTTAGTACCAGCATCCATGTAATCACTTTGCGTCCTTACGATTTCCGCTGAAATGGGGTGGGGGTGCTGTAACACCCCCAATTCACCATGATAAGAAGCGATTTCAAACGGCTTTTGGGCTTTTATTCTACGTGCAGGACAACTGCCCCTGCGGCGGAAAGCTCTAGGCTGCTGATCGCT